AGTGCCCGAACCAGACCGATAAATTTCTGCGAGCTATAAGCTGACAACAATGCTTATAGCTTATGAGCCAAACAGAGATCGCCAAGGCACTTGGCATCACTCAGCCAGCGGTGGCGCAGCGCGTGAAGCGCGGGATGCCTACCGACAGCATTGAAGCGGCAAAGCAATGGAGCGACAGCCACATCGGCCAGCGGCGCGGAAAGCGTCCGAGTCAGGTGCTTGTGCCTGTCGGCATTGTGCCGACCAGTGAACTTTCCGACGAACTTGTTGTAACTGACCAGTTGCGGCAGATCGCCGTTGCCGCGTTCCGAAACGCCCAGACGGTGCAAGACCTGTCGGCGGCATCGCGCACAGTCAAAGACACCGAAGAGGCCCACGAGATCCGCAAGCGCGATTTAGTCCGCTCCGAGCAGGAGGCGCAAAACCTCATGCACAGGGATCAAGTGCAAACCGTCATTGCCGAAGAAGTCGGCAAGCTCCGCGCCCTGCTTGAAGCTATGCCGGGAGCCATCGCAATGGCCGCAAACCCGCACGACCCAGAACTGGCCCGCGATGCCGTGGCCGACTATCTGGAGCAAGTCTTCTCGACGTTAAGCAATACAGGCGATGCGCTGCGCGTGGATTCCAGATAGCCGCGAGAAGGCGCTGGCAATGTGGCGCGCCCAATGGGTGCCGCATCCGCGCCAAAGCGTTACCGAGTGGGCCGAGACCAGCCTGTCTTTCTCGTCCCGCTTCACATCGTCGCCGGGGCCGTTCCGCGTCCGCAGTTATCCGTATATGCGCGAGTGGCTCGACTGCTTCCACCCGGCCAGCGGCGTCCGCTCGATGGCGCTGCTCTGCGGGGCACAAGTGGCAAAAAGCACAGCCATTCAAGTTGGCATGGCCTACCGCCTCGTCCGCGCCCCGGCTCCCGCGCTGTGGGTGCTTGATACTCAGACCAACGCCCAGAGCTTCAGCGAGTCGCGCTGGCAAGTGATGATTGATGACAACGAGGTTTTGCGCGCTCAACTTCCGCGCAACAAAGACAAGTTCAAGAACCTCGACCAAGCATTTGCGCGGATGCATCTCTGGTTCATCGGCAGCAACAGCCCGGGCAACCTCGCGGGCCGCTCCATCTCGCTTCTCTGCTTGGACGAGGTGGACAAATACAAAACCAAGACCAAGCAGGAAGCCGCTGCCGTGCAGCTTGCCGTCCAGCGTGTCGCGTCCTTCCCGATGCACCTCATCGTGATGACCAGCACCCCCACGACTCAGGAAGGCTCGATCTGGAAGGCGTGGCTGGAAGGCGACCAGCGCCGCTTCTGGTTGCCGTGCCCGCATTGCGACGACATGACCCTGCTTTCGTGGCCCATGATGAAATGGGACGATGACGCCCGCATTGATCAAAACCAATGGGATCTCAAGCGCGTCCGCGAAACCGCCCGCCTTGAGTGCCCGCATTGCAACGGCCACATCACCGACGCGCTCAAGACTAAGATGCTGCGGGGAGGGGAATGGCGCGCGGAGAACGCCAACGCATTGCCGGGGCATCGCAGCTACCATTTGTCCGCGCTGTATTCGGTGCGCCGCAGCTTTGGGGCGCTGGCCGTCAAATTCCTGCAAGACAAGTCCTCGCTCATGGGACTGCAAGATTTTGTGAACAGCATCCTCGCCGAGCCGTGGGAAGATGCCATGACCGACGAATCCCGCCCGCTGACCGTGGGCGAATACAACCTCCGCGCCGAGCCCGAAGAAGGCACCGCCCGCATCATGGCCGTGGACGTGCAGCAAGATTGCTTCTATTTCGTCTGCCGCTCGTTCGCCAAAGACGGCAGCAGCAAACTCGTGGACGAAGGCCGACTCACCACCTGGGCCGACTTGGAATTTAAGGTGCAGGAACTTGGCCTCGACCAGCAACGCAACATCGGCGGCACGATGGCAAAGCTCGTCGTGGTGGACTCAGGCTTCCGCACGGACGAGGTGCTCGATGTCTGCCTCCGCAATCGCTACATCCCAGCCAAGGGCGAAGACCGCGCCGATGGTTACGGCGTGAAGTTTGGCAAGACGCTCCGCAAAGCCATCTCCGTCTTGAAGCCGTATCGGCGCGGATATTTCCTCATGCTGTTCTCGTCACCCGCCGCGCAAGACGTTCTGGAGTGGCTACGCGGCGGCAAAGGCCCGGCGTGGACGGTGGCCGCTGACGCCTCGGAAGAATACAAAGCGCACCTTGACGCGCACCGCAAGGTGGTCAAACGCAGCCCGCTCACGGGGCGAGAGAACTACATCTGGAAACAGATCGGGCGCCGTCCTGACCATATGCTCGATTGTGAACTGATGATTCTGGCGCTGGCCGAATACGGCAACATCATCAAGCCCAAGCTGGACGAGCCCACAGAGTAAAACCCCCAAAATCAAGGGGTTAGCAGGGGGCAAAAATATTTTTAAAAAAACTGATCTTTTTTCTTGCATACGCAAGCCTCTGGCGTATCTTGGGGGCATGAACGAGCTTTTAAAAGTGGCAGCACTCAGCAAAAAAATTCTTAACTCAGCAAACACGATGCAAAAAGCAAATGCGCTGATTGCAAAATGGAGCGACAAAGACCTTGGCTCGGGTCCGCAAAGACTGATTACAGCTGCGGATCTTGAAGCCCGCAATCAAGTGTATGGATGGGGGAAATAAAAATATGGAAACCACACATTATGTCCTGCTTGCTATTATGTGCTCTCAGACTGTGGCCTGCATTTTAATGGTATGCCGATGCATCGTTGCCGAAACAAAAATTAGACAGGCGGCAAAGCTGCTTGGAAAATTGGTTCCGCAAGTTTCTGCTCAACTAGAACAGCTATGGGTGTTGGACAAGTGTAAAAACAACTGAAGAAAATACAATTTATGAGCGATACACCGGAAACCTACGAAGCCGTTGAGCGTTGGCAGCAGGGCAAGATCAACGTGTTTGATGCCTTGGCCGAACTGGAAGATCAGCGCGACCAATGGCGCGAGTGCGCGGAATGGCTTGCTGATTCAGTTCGTTTTTGGATCGGTGCGGAAAAAGAATTTGTCGATACAGGCAGTGCGCTTGCCGAGTTTGATCGGCTAAAAGGAGAAACGAAATGACAGACAAAATCACACAAATCAACGACGAGATGTCGTGTGAAAAAACCACCAAAGACTGCACCGATTTCCGAAAAGAATTAAGTGAGTTAATAAACAAGCACAGTCTGGAAAGCGGTTCTCACACGCCAGACTTCGTGCTGTCCAACTTTCTTGTGGACGTTCTCATTTGTTTTGACGCGGCGACAATAAGTAGAAACTCGCGGCACGATTTTCCAGCAAGACTTTGCGTGCTGGAACGCGAGCGCGACCAATGGCGCGAGTGTGCGGTGAGGTTGGCTGATGCGCTTTGGGCAGAGGTGTCGGGCCAGTTGCACGTTAATAGCCCAACCCACCGCGCACTCTCCGAGTTTGAGAAACTGAATGGAGAAACGAGATGAGCGACACAACAGAACCAAAAACACACCAACGACTAACACAGACAAGCCGCGATGAAGTCCTACGCATATTGCAAAAATGTCACGCTGGCGACATAGACGACTTTCTTGCGGAAGTTTGCCAGAAGAAAAAAACGGATGAACCCAGCACAACTATGAGCAACACGCCAGAAACAGACGGGCATTTGCGCCGCAACACTGGCAACGGCAGTGAGTGGGTAAGAGCAGATTTTGCTCGCAAGCTGGAGCGCGAACGCGACCAAGCACAGCGCGACCTTCAACAGCTTCTCGAAAGCATAAAAGTTACGGAAGTTTCCATTCAGATGGTTGATGGCATCGCTCGACCAATTCCATGGGCAGGTGACGGCGAGGCGTGGCGCGGGTGCGCGGAGAGACTGGCCGCAAGCGTTCGACAGCTTATGACCTCACAGTCTCAGAGAAACCAGCTACTTGCTGAGTTAGCTCTTGTGGAGTTTGAGGAGTTAGAAAAGACACGCAAATGAATAACACTTGCCCAAGATGCGGATTAGTAATGGTCGAAAAGCCGCCAGAGCAAATCTATTGCAGCTATCCTCCGCAGTGGGACTCCGTCATGTGGTGCGGATGCGGCTACACCGAAGATCGCGGCAGAGTCTATGGCATGACATACGAACAGTTTCTTCACAACGCATGGAAAGAAGCCAATCGTGGAAAACTATGATCGAGACGCCACAACACGCAATGATCACACGCGAAGAGGCTCAAAAGCGTCAGCGCGAAGCCAAACATCACACGGTTGTTTGCGAAGGCGAATACGCAGCGCACTACGTCCACGACCAGGCAACTGGAATCACTACCCTCGTCCGCGAGGCGAAACGCGGATTTGGTCGGTATATTGCCAATCTCAAAGAAGTTTGCGGTGGCGACTTACACCCATTGACCGCAACCGCACGACAACGCGCCGAGGCGTTTCTGAAAACAATCGGGAAGCGTGATGAAGTCAGATGAAATGCCCCAAGTGCGGAACGTCGATTCCTTACGCCGTGGACACCCGCAAGATCGGCAGCAAGGGCGGCAAGGTGAAGTCGCCGCTCAAAGCCCGCACTAGCGAGCAAGCCCGCGCCGCTGTGATGGCCCGGTGGGCCAAGCGCAAGGCCAAGCCCACCGATTGACACCGCCGCGCGTGAGCAATGTCTCCGCGCTCCTTTGTTTTCAGTGTTTGGGTCGCCAACAACAAAGACGCGCTGAAAACAGTCGCGGCGCTTGAGACGATCGCCGCCAATAATTTCACCGTGGCGAAAGAGGGTGGGCGCGTTCTCGTCAGCGCCTCGATGGGCGGCAAGTCCTACTCCTACAGCCTCCCGCCCGACCAGACAGCCGGCACTGTGGCCGAGCTGGCTTTCTACGCTTGGAACCAGATCCGCAGCCTGTCGGACGCCGACCTCGAGCTCTGGCTGACAAGGAAGACCAGCAAGACCGCCATCATGGCTTTCAACTACCCGCTTTCATGAAATTAGCCGACCGCTGGAAACTTGTGACCAAAGCCTTCAGCCCGAAGGCGCAAAGCTACGATGCCGCGCGGCCTTCGATTCAGCGTCGATTCCCTTACAACGCCACAGCGACCGACAGTCACATCGACGTATCCGGCGCCGACCGCGAGCGGCTGATGAAACTCTCGCGCTGGGTGTATAACAATATGCCCTTTGTCCGTGGGCTGATTTGCGAGAAGGCCCGCTACGCCACAGGCACAGGCATCCGCCCGCAGGCGCGCTCTGGCAACGAAGCATGGGACAATGCCGCCGAAACTTTCTTTGAGCAATGGTCGCGCGTGGCCGACATCCAAGGCCGATACACATGGCGCGAGATGCAGCGCATCGCCTCGGTCGCTATCGACCGCGACGGCGAAGTGTTCTTCCGCGCCACCGCGCAATCGACTGGGTATCCCGCGTTGCAACTCATCCTTGCCCACCGCATCGGCGATGCCCGCTCCTCGATCTACGAGCCGAGCAACCCGACCGCCCGCGAAGGCGCGCAGAACATCATCGACGGCGTGGTGGTCAATCCGCAGCTACGCCCGATCTTCTACCGCCATCTGGTCGGCGACGGCGTTGACCCGGCGCAGCGCTTTGAGGACATCCCCGCGCAGCAACTTATCCACGTTGGCGAGGCCAGCCAAGGCGACGAATTGCGCTACGTCACGCCGCTCGCCCCGTCCATTAACCACCTCCGCGATGTGTCGGACGCCATCAGCTTTGAGAAGATGGCGCTCAAAATTTCCTCCTACATCGCCCTCGCCATCAAGTCCTCCAACCCGCAAGGCGCGGATTTCTTTGGCGAGGCGACCCACTCCGTCAACAGCCAAGACAACAGCGAAGTCACCGTCGAATCCCTCGGCAACGCAGGCGGCGCCATCCCGCGCCTCGGCATGGGCGAAGACCTGATCTCTTGGACATCGAACCGCCCCACGCAAAACTTCCGCGAGTTCTGCGACCTTCTCCTCCGCGAAGTCTGCCTCAACATCGGCGTGCCGTGGGAATTTGCCGCACGTCCTGCCGATGCGGGTGGTGCGGCCCTGCGCGCCGTGCTCGTCCGCGCCCAACGCACCTTTGAGCAGCGCCAAGCCCTGCTCATCGACCGCCTCTGTTCCCGCGTCTGGGCCCACGTCATCACGCTCGGAATGCAGCGCGGCCTCCTTCCGCAGAACGAAAATTGGTGGCGCGTCGAATGGCAGCGCCCGGCGGCAGCGTCTGTGGACTACGGACGGGAAGCGCAAGCCAACCTGAACGATGTCCGCGCGGGCCTCCGCACCTACTCCGAGGACTACAGCGAGCGCGGCCTTGAGTGGAAAGACCAGCTTCGCCAGCGCGCCGTCGAGGCGAAGTATCTGGCCGAATTGTCCGCAGAGTTTGGCATCGGTGCCGACAGCATTGCCACTTTCAACCCCAACCCTGCACCGCCGACAAACAACGGCAGCGCATTGACACCGCAGCAAGCGCAATGAACGCGCCCGCTTGGTATGCAATTTCAGCGCCCCGCAACAGCGAAGCCGAAGATGGCCGCGTCGAGGTTCACATTTACGACGAGATCGGCGGCTACGGCGTCACGGCGAAAGACTTCATCTCGGAGCTTAAAAAATACAAAGGCCAGCACATCGACCTCCGCATCAACTCCGTTGGAGGAAGCGTCATCGAGGGAGATGCAATTTTTAACGCGCTCCGACGCCATCGCGGTGGCTTAACCGTTCACGTTGATGGACTTGCGGCAAGCATGGCGTCCATCATCGCTATGGCTGGCGACAAAATTGTCATGGCCGACAACGGCTTTTTGATGATCCACAACCCTTGGTCGATGAGCGTTGGCGATGCCGACGATCTCCGCAAAGAAGCCGACACGCTCGACAAAATCAAAGAGTCGATGGTTCGCACCTACGCGCGCCGGGCAAACATTTCCCGCGATGCCGTCAGTCAGATGATGGACGAGGAAAAGTGGATGGATGCCCGCGAAGCTCTCGACCTCGGATTCATTGATGAAATTGACGAGGACGCAATGGCAGCCGCCGCCTCTATCACCCGCAGCGAAGCGCAAGCCCGCTTTGACAAGCTCAAAAACTCTATGTCCCGCAAATCCGCGAAAAACATCAAAGCTGAAGAAGTCGCCCCCGAAGTCGAGGAAGCGGTTGTCAGCGTGACCGACGCGCCCGTTGAGGTCGAATCGGTTGACACTTCCTCGGAAGATACAATGAACGCCGAACTTCAAGCGAAGGTTGACGCCCTCCAGGCCGACCTCGCCGCCAAAGTCGAAGCCGACACCGTCCGCGCGCAAGCCGACGAAGTGACGGCCAAGGAACTTGAAACCCTCAAAGCCGAAGTCGAGCGCCTGACCGCCGAGTCGGCCAGCAAGGACGAGGAGATCACCGCGCTGCTCGCGGCCTCCAAAAGTGCTGGCGAGCAAGCTGCAGCAATCGTCGCTTCTGTTGGTCTTGAGCCCGTGGCTGTCGTCTCTGCCGAGCCGGAACTGACGCCCGCTCAAATCTTTGAATCACTCAGCGGCTCGGAAGCCGTCGAGTATTACCGCGCCAACAAGCGCGCCATCATCGCTTCCATTTACTAATTTCATATGGCTACAATTAATAGCTCGTTAAACGACCGTCTCATCGCCCAAGCGGCGCTTGAGAGTTTCACCTCGGATCTCGAACCGCTCTCGATTTTCACAACCTCGTATTCCAACGAAGTTGTGCGTCGTGGCGCGTCCGTCGAGGTTCCGCTCATCGCAAACCTCACCGCGACCACCTTCGCTGACTCATACGAGGCAGACGGCGGCACGATGAACAAGGTCACGATCAACGTGGACACCCACCGCATCGTCACCGTTTCGCTGTCCGACACCGAGTATTCCAAATCCTCGGCTGCGGAGATCACGAAGTTCGCCACCCAGCAGGGCAAAGCCCTCGCGCAGTCGGTGCTGACTTCCTTCTACAACCTCTTCGTGACCACGGCTGGCAGCGCCGCGCAGTTCAGCGCCACGCTCACCAACCTCTCGGCCTTCACGATCACCAACGCCCGCGCCCTCCGCAAAGCGTTGAGCGACGAGAAAGCCCCGTTGACCGACCGCGCCCTCATCCTCAACACCACCCTCTACGACAGCCTCCTGTCCCAGAGCGGTCTGTTGGATGCCAGCGCCTTCGGTTCCCGTGACGTGATCTCGGAAGGCCGCGTGCCCCGCATCTTGGGCATGAACGCCTACGAGTCGCTCATCTTGCCGACCAACAGCATCAGCCTGGCTGCCATGGCCGTTCACCCGAACGCCGCCGCCATCGCCGTCCGCGCTCTTGAGCCGCAGGCGCCCAGCGAGTATCTCGCCGCGACCGTGGTCAACGATCCGCAGAGCGGCCTGACGCTCGGCTATCGCCGCCACTACAATCCGTCCAGTGGCAAGCACTACGTTTCGTTCGAGTGCGTCTTCGGATGCAGCCGCGCGATCACGGGTGCAGCGAAATTGGCTCTCGGAGCGTAGTTCGTCTCCATCTCATACGCAAAACGGAGCCCCCGGCCAACGCCGGGGGTTTTCGTTTGTCCGGTTGACAGCGGCGCACCCGCCGAGATGGAGAAACAAAGCCCGCGCGAGCAGATCGCGCTTTGCGTCATTGTCGGCAACGAACCCAAACGGCTTGACCGTTGCTTGACTCAATTTGCCCCTGCCGTCAGCGAGATGATCGTCGTTCACGCGCCCGGAGGCGAGGCAAAGAGCATCATGGTCGCCGAAGTGTGCAAGAAGCATGGCGCGACCTACGATGTCTGGAACAACCCGCAAGAGTTTGAAAGCTGGCCGCACGTTTCGGACTTCGGAGCCGCGCGCCAGAAGTCTTTCGACCTCGCCACCAAACCGTGGGCGCTCTGGGTGGATTCCGACGATACGCCAGGGCCGAACTTCGCGCCCGCCCTGCATGAACTATTGGAAAAGCACGGCGAGAACTTCGACGCCTTTGCCCTTTATCACAACGTGGCCGGGCGCGGCATAGCCCACAACATCCGCGAGCGCCTTGTGCGGCGCGACAAGGGCAAGTGGGTCAATCGCATCCACGAGAATTTCCAACTCGACGCCGATGCCCGCATTGCCCGCTGCGACGAGCCGACCGTGGTGCATTTGCCTGACGATGAACCCAAACAGGGCGGCAATCGCAATCTGACGATTCTGGAAAGCATACCCGAAGTCGAGCGCACCGTCTCCGAGATTTACCATCTGCATGGCGAATACATGGGGCAGGGCCGCAAGCCAGAAGCGATGGAGTTAGCCAAGCAGGCGCTGGCCCATCCCGACCTTAAAAGCACCGAACGCTACGAATTGTGCCTTAACATCTGCGAACTGGCGCGGCCCGAAATCCTTGAAACGAACAGCGCCGAATACAAAGCCATGATGACGGCGCTCCATAGCGCCTACAAAACCCAGCCCAACCGCCGCGAAGCCTTGGCCCTGCTCGGCGCCATGCACCTCGACCTCGGCGACATGGTGAGCGCCGAAGCCTATATCCGCAGCATGATGGCCCTGCCGCGCCCCGTGGATAAGCCGTGGACGCACCGCGACGGACTTTATGGATGGGCAGGGGAAGCCTTGTGGACGCAATGGCTTCGCATGGCCGGGCAGCAAGACAAAGCCGACGAGATTGAACGCGCCCGCATCAAAGGCCACAAATACAGCATCAGCGTTTGCCACCCGACCCGCGCCCGCGCCCATCAAGCGGCCATGACGCGCAAACGCTGGCTCGATGCCGCCGCCAACCCGGAGCGCATTGAATACATCTTTGGCTTTAGCGCCGATGACGAGGAATCGGTCGGCCTGCTCTCGCGCTTCCGCCACGCGCTTTCGCCCGCCGGCAATCTTGAGCGTCCGGGCGGCACCGCCGTCCAGAACTACAACGCCGCGACCAACGCCGCCACCGGGCAGATCATCATCACCGCCCAGGATGATGTCTTCCCCGGGCTCCATTGGGATCTTGCCATCGAGCAAGCCCTGCGCTCCAAGGTGGACGCACGCCAGCCCGCCGTCCTGCAAATCAAAGACGGCTACCGCAACGACGATCTCATGGTCACGTTTTGCGTCACGCGCCCCACGTTCAAGCGTCTCGGCTACGGCGCGCAAAACATCCTCGCCCCGGACTATCCCGGCATCTTCAGTGACACCGAGTTTTCCCTGCGCGCTGGCAAAAGCGGGCTCCTCGTGCCGTCCGAGATCGTCTTCAAGCACGAGCATCCCTTTTGGAATCCCGCCGTGCCGTCCGACGATACCTACGAGATGGAGAACTCGGACGAAGCCTACAAGCTCGGCGAGCAAATCTTCCGCCGCCGCAACCCGGATCTTGCGCCAAAGCCCGCTGACACCGCCCCCACCGCATGAGTCAGTTCGCGCAAGCCTACACCGCCGCCAGCACCGAGGCCGTCGGCACGATCCGCGACCAGATCGAATACCGCGAGCGCACCTATCTCGCCGTGGTGGGCGAGGAAACCTATGGCAACTCCTTGGGCGAAGGCGGCTTTGAAGCGGCGAGGGGGCTCACGGCCACCGTGCTCAAAGCGGGCGCGCCAACCTTCCGCCTCGGCGGCATCGTGAAATTCCAAGACCGCCGCTACCGCATTACCGGAATAGACACCGATTTAGCAACGATTGACCTCACCCTGCAAAGCCCCGACAGCAAATGAGCGCCCCCGCTTACAGCCTTGAAGAATCCTTAGAGCGCGCCGTGGATACGGTTCTCAGCGCCGACGCCAACCTCGCCGGGTGCCGCATCACTTCTGCCGACGAGTCCGACGAGGACAGCCTGCCCATGATCGCCATCCGAGCCGAGAAGCTCGACGAGGTTGTCCTCGGGATGCAGACCTGGAACACCCGCATTTCCATCACCCTGACCACAGCCGCCGACGAGACGCCCGACGAAGAGCGCAACGAGCGCCGTTTGCCCGACAGCGCCGACGATGACGAAGGCGCGGCCGGCTTCAAAGAGCTTTGGCACGACCTCTGGGGCATCGTGGACGGCCCGACCTTTGTCGCCGACCTCAACGCCACCGAACTAGTCAAAGTCTGGGGCATCGAGTTTGACCCTGTATCCTATGAAAACGAAACGCGCAGCTTCCGCCGCACCCTCAACCTCCGAGCCTGGTGCAACGAAGCCTACCCCGCAGCCTGAGCCGATTGACGGCGTGATCCACCTGGTTGGTTGGCCCGCGTGCCTCGCCGACAAGACGGCCGCCGCCCGTGTGACCGATGCAGTTTTTGAGGGCTACGAGCAGAAAGCCGGGCAACGGACGGGCATCTACCGCGTCCGTTAGGTTGACAACGCGCCATGTTCATCATGGCAGCGACAATCGTTGGACTCACGAACATCACTTTTGGCGGCTCGGCGGAAACCGTCGCCGTTTTCACCTCTTTCTCGCAGACCTCGGACTCGGACAAAACCGTTGTCGTTGACGAGGACGGCGATCATGTGGCCGTTGCCTACCACGGCAAAAAGTCTGTCGCCTCGATGAGCGGCTTTCTGAAATCGACCGTTCCGACCATCGGCGCGTCGATCACCTTGGCCAACGCCACCGCCGGCCTCGCAGGCGTCACGGGCACATTCTTCGTTGATTCGGTTGCCATCAACCGCGCCCCGAACGATTTCCAGCAAGTCACCATCGGCGCCAGCAACCACGGCTTCTAAGCCGCGCCGATAGGCGCAACCAGAGATCCAGATTATGCAAGCAGCCTATTACGCTACAACCGACACCAAGGTCGCCTCGTGCCTCTGCACGGTCGGCGTCCAACTTCGTCAGCAAGACCCCATCAGCCGCGTGGTGCAAAAAGGCCGCGAGGTTGTCCACTACTGGTTCGACTGCGACGGCGCGGCCGGCGTTCCCACGGGCAAGATCGTCGAGGCCATCCTCGAGAGCCAGGAAGCCTGTGAGGCCTTGCGCGACCAACTGCCCGACCTCCCCGGCGCCCGCGCCGCGCTCTACAACCGCGAGATCCTCCTCGATGTGATTTTCAAAAAGACCCGCCGCCTCGTCATGGTCAACCTCCCGCAAGGCGGCGTCATGCTGGCCGATGAAAAACTTTCCGCCGAAACCAAGCGCCAAGTGGCGCAGTTGGTCATGTAGCTTTGGGTAGTTTGTTTCGTTAGCTGTTCCATGTGGCAGGGCGGGGCTTCGGTCCCGCCCTGTTTCTTTTGACAGCGCCGCGGGGTCGATATGGATATCGACCCCGAGAAGAGAGAAGGGTTGCTGGAAGCCGCCGCGCTTTCGGGCAACGAAACCGTCAACGGCCTTAACCTACGCCCCGTCACCTCGGCCACCTGGAGCCTGCTGGCCCGCCTCGGTAATTCGTTCGTCACGGGCCAAAAAGACGATGACTACGCCTGGAGCGTCTACTCGTTTGTCTATCTGCACAGCAAACCGCTGGCCGACATCCGCCGCAAAGTTGCCACCCTGGACGATCTGCGCGGCGACATTTACGAGTGGATGGACACCCGGCCGGTGGAAGACGTGTTCAAATTCGTGCCCTACATCACCCGCCAGATCGAGCAAGTCGCCGCCACCATCACGGCCATCGCGCCATCGGGAGACGCAAGCCCAAAAGCCTAACGGCTCGCCCGGCGTGGCAGATTTGCCTCGCGGCGCGGGTCGCCAAATACGGCATCGGGATTGAGCAGGCCATGTGGGAACTCCCACTGGCCGTGCTTAACCAACTGCTGGTCTGGGACGATTTGCAGCTCGGCATCAAGCCGCGCTGGCTCACCTCGGCCAATTCCGTCGAGCGCGACATCAACCAGCTTTTGGCCGATGCGCTGACAGCCGCTGGTTAAGTATGCCCGCCAAAGTCACGGCCGACCAGCGCGCCATGCAACGCTTTTCCCAAGCGGTGCAACAACTCGGCAAAATGAGCGGCCGTCACTTCGAGGCCGTCATCCGTCACGAGCTTGGGTCCATACTCACCTCGGCCGTCCGAAACACCAAGAAAGCCACAGCCAAAAGCATCCGCGAAAACGCGCGCAAGCGCCCGGGCATGGTTTTGGACAACGACGACTATCGCGGCCCGCAATCTTACAGCGGCAAACAATACACGGCGGCCCAGCAATCGAACCTTACCAAACGCGCGGCCGAGCGCAGGTCTCGCTCACCCTTGATCTACTATTTGCCGGGCAGCAAGCAGCCCAAACGCTACCCCGATTGGGTTTGGCGGCAGATCCAAGAGAAGCGCGCGCGCCAACTCAACCAGCGCCTCGGCGCCCGCGGCCTGGCTGCAAAAATGTGGCTGCACATTTCCGACCAGTTGCGCCTCAACGTGCAAGCGCCGGGCTATGTCCGCGCGGCCAAGCACCACAAGCGCGGTGATTTGAGCGGCATGGTGCAAACCGTCGAATCCGGCAAAGGCGCCGCATACGGAATCGGCTTCGTCAATGGCCTGACCAAGACCAACCCGCACGCCCGCGCCGGATTGGCTTTTCGCAAAGCCCTCAACGCCCGCGCCAACTATTTTCAAAAGTCCGTGCAACTTGCCGCCAAAGGCGTCATCGCCAGTGTCTTCGACCGCTATCCCAACCTCGGCCGGTATTCTTGACACCCTCTTTTAGCCGTGGATTCCTCCATTCGGTTCAACGTCTCGGCTGATACCGCGCAATTCCAGAGCGGAATGCGCCAGGTCGATGCTGCCGCCAAATCCACCGCAGCAGGCATCAAACAAGCTTTCTCTGGGATCGGCGGTCTGCTCGCTGGCGGCGCCGTCGTGGGGGGGATGACCGGACTTCTTAAAAAAATGGATGACATCTCCGACGGCGCGCGGCGCATCGGGATCAGCGCCGAGGAATTTCAGAAAGTAGGCAACGCCGCCGAATTGGTGGGCACCAGCGTGGAAGTCGTCAACAAAGCCATGATCCGCGCGGGAGTGGCGGCCAACAAGGCCGCCCGCGAAGGCGGCGACATGGCCGAAGCCTTTGCCCGGGCCAGCCTCGATCCTGCAAAATTTGCCGCCGCAGGACTGGAAGAGCGCATCAAAATGGTGGCCGAGGCACAGCGCGCGGCCAATGGCGATGCCAGGCAAATGTCCGAGCTGTTCGAGGCCATCGGAGTCAAAGCGGCAGGCATTGATTTTTCAGCCTTGGCCGAAGAAATGGGCAACGTCAACGCGGCGTCCAGCGACACCGTTGAGGCTTTGGCCCGGGCCAACGACGAATTGGATAAAGCCAAACAAAGCGCCACCATCTTTGGCGCAACTTTGCTCAAGGGTTTTTCAGATTTGTCGGAGCGGTTGGGCAGCATTCTTGCTCAAGGCGACGGCCTCTACAAACTGATCAATGCCATTGCCCATCTTACCAGGGGCAATTTCATGCCATTGGCTGAAGTCATGGCCACCTCGCGCACTATTAAGGAGATGGAAGAGATCGAGCTCCGTGCCCAGGCCATTGCCCAACTCACCCGCGAAGGCTTGCTCGGCGGCAACGAAGCCGAAGCCGCCCGCCTCATCGCCGAGCGCATGGAGGAAATCCAAAACAAGCTCAAGGGCAACAAGAACATCACCGCAGGGATCAACGACGATCTGGACACCGCCAACAACCTGGAGAAAGAAAAAACCTCCCAGCTTGAGCGACAGCAGCGCCTCCTTGAGCAACAAGAAGCCAAGCGCAAAGAGTCCATCAAAGACGCGCAGTTCGAAGTCGAGCTAATCGAGGCCAAACTCCGTGGCGACAAAGCCCGCGTCGCCGCCCTCGAAGAGCAGCGCGACTTCGAGCGCGCCTTGGATCAGACCGGCAACTTCGAAACCGCCGCCAACCTGGCAGCCGCCAAAGCCGCCGAACGCGCGGCCCAAGGCGCCGAATCTTCTGCCGCATCGGGCGGAGGTGGCCGCATGGCCCCGCCCGCACCGAAAACCGCCAAAGACTACGAAACCGAAATGCGCGCCGCCGCCGCCGCCGCTCGCCACAACGCCCTGGCCAGCAGCTTGCAAGAACGCGGCTTTTACCAAGCCGCCGGGCAGGCGATGGAGCGCGCCGACAGGGCCGCGCAAGACGTGCGCAATAGGGCCGACATTTCCAAATTCCTCAGGGACCAATACGGCGCCGGCACGATGGGCGAAGCTTACGAAAAGTATCGCCGCCAGACCGGCATGGACCGCGACAGCCGCGAAGAATTTGAAAAGCGCACCAGAGAAAAGGCGCTCACCGACAGCGAGCGGCGGGCAAAAGACGAAGAACGCCGCAGCGGCGAGCAGTCCGCGATCCGAGGCGGCGGAGCCCAAGACCCAATGGCAGGAGTCACCGCAACGCTGGACACCATCGTCCGCCTTATGACCGAGCGCCTGCCGATCCGCGTTCTTGCGGCTTAATATGGCTTCCGTTCGCCGTCTCGGATATTGGCCGTGGTGTACATGGCAAAACATAGATGATTTCATAAGGGCAAATGTTCCCGGCGCGACGATGCAGGAAAAGCGCGACAATTACGCGCCATTCCGCCTTTACTATGAAAACCTGACCGACGCGACGGGGCTTGAGCAAAACTTAGACGGCAGGGCGGGCGAGGGCGTTACGCCCCTGCAAGCATTGGCCCTTTATTGGAGGGTTCGGCGCTGGCGTGTGTCCTTTACTTGGAGGGTGGCGGTGCAGGGTGAGGCGCTGCCTCGTGTTATTCCCGTCGAACAATTTTTCTACCGAAATGTAATCAGCGAAAGGAGCCTTATTTGTGATAACAGCGACCCATTCAATCACACGCTAAGTCCCAATCCAACCACTTTGAATGTAATAGCGTTTGATTCTTTGCTGTTCCCTGCGGAGCTCACATTTCAAATACCATCCACAGGTATCCAGACAAAATCAAGCAACTCTCCTCACAGTGTTTTAGAAATAAACAGCGACAATCGGCAGATGTTCTATGTGTTCACCAACATAGATTTGCGAAGCCTGTCAGAAGACTTGGTGGAGCACGGTTACTTATCTTATCAGCCTTCAGAACATAGCGTGTTTTCTGGCGGCAGGATAAATTTTCTTGGATATAGCGTTGCCTTCGGCTTTTACACAAACGACTTCAGCCTGGCTTACCAGCAGCCTTTGAAATCGTTGGTTGGCGTTGAAAACTTTATCGCGGAAGCCGTTGAGTATTGGCCCTATGACCCCGGCGACGGCGGAGGCCCGATCTACAACATCAACACTGGCGCGCAGATTCGCCCCATGCCTTGACAGGCGCTTAGAAGCAAATGCCAGTCACGATACGCAGATCATCCGCCCACACGGGATTGGTGCTTTTGTCTTCTTCGGTCGAAGTGTCCGAAGACGGGCTGGTCACAATCCCCGCGCGGTTTTTGGCCCCCGCCAGCGGCCTTGCAGCGAACGATTTTCTTTTGGATGGCGCATGGCCCTCGGCCATTCCGCTGCCAGAAGGGATGCCCACAATTCAAGGTGGCCCGTTTTTGGCTTCGCGCACCATCAGCAGCAGCACGGGGCTGACTTTTATTGAAGCCCGTTACGTTTCGGCGCTCAACCCCGTGCGCGTTTTGGAGTCGTTCGCCACTGAAAAACAAAACTTCAACGGATACTTCTTCCGCAGCAGCACGTTTGGCGGAACGCAACAGCAGTCGCTCAGTTTCGACTATTTCACCACAGCGGTCACGCATCGCTATGCGCTCATCGAGCCAAACGCTTTTGATAGCAAGCCAGCAGGGATCATTGGCGACCGTTTTAACGTGACGAGCAGCGGATCTTTCGGGCTTGTCGAAGCGCAGATCCGAGAGGAGGAAACCGTTGACCGCTCGCGGGAAAAAGTCGGCCTTGTTTCGCGCATCACGATCACGGCCCGCCGTGTTTTGGTGCAAGATTCTTCGGCTGCTTTCACTCCGAAGCCTTGGAGCGGCAACGTCTTCACCTCGCCGTTCGGGCTGCGCGGGGGCTTTTTGACCTAAAAAATGAGCCTTCCGGGATACATGACGAGTTTCGCCGAGCAGGCGCGGAAATCCTCCGAGAATCCCGGAAGCCCGCCCAACGCCATTTCGGGAACGCAGATTGACGGAAACTTTCGCGCCTGTCTGCCAGTGCAAGGCACGGGAACCAACCAGCCCTACAAAGTCAAAGCGGACAAAAACGGATGGATGCTGGAGGGAGGTTTTGTGTTCGATGTCTGCGAAAACGGACAAGCGGTGCAATACCGCCTGTTCGGCCAAAGGGTCTAAGTCTCTTTGACACCTTCCAGTCGGCAGGATGCAGGCCCGCAAGTTCTATCTCGACACCCAATCGCGCGCTTTTGTCGCATCTCCCGACTCGACGCTGCCCGCCTCGGACGCTGCGTTTTTTGACGAGGATATCGAATCGGTCGAACTGTATTTTCTGGAGCCGACAGGCGATTTCTCGCGCCCTTACAACTACCTCGATTACTCAGCGAACACGGTAAAGCTGGCCGTTGGCGTGACCACCCCGGCGGCACTCCAAACCAGTTGGACGGCCCTTTCGACTACCGTCACGGCGACCATCACTTCGCTCGTGGCGGGCGGCAGCGGCTCCAACGAGCAGCAGCGCATCACTCTTTCGCCGCGTCCTTCCAGCGGCGGGTGGGCCATTCAGCTTCCAGCGCGCAACGTCACGGTTTCCAGCGTGTCGGCCAACGTATTTACCGCTGCCGATCACGGTCTTTACAGCGGGCAGTCGGTGACTCTGACGGCCTTCACCTTGACCGCCAGCGCCGTTGCCAACGGCTCGGCCTATTTTGTCATCCGCAACAGTAAAGACACCTTTTCCCTCGCCTCGACCGCCTCCTCAACCACGTCGCTCACGGCAGAAACAACAAGTGGCGGCGGCACCGTTCAAGTTCCCTCCATTACTACTGGACAACTGGCTCACAACGCCTCGCCGCAGTCGGTGCAAAATGCCTTTGTTGCGGCGGGATTGGCGGAAAATGGTCAGCCGCAGCTTGTGGTCACGGGAACGGCGGGCAGTGAATACATCGTCCAATACGCCAACGGCTCGGCGAATCGTGACTACGCAAACCTTTCCGTAGTCGGGTCGACGCTGACTGCCCCGGCAGGACTAAGCGCGAACCTCAATTTCGCCACCAATGAAATAGCCGCCATTGTGGCCGCTGGAACACCCGGCGTGGTCATGGAGATCGAAGTCGCCGGGAGTGGGCGTAGGCAAACCTACCAACGCGCCTGCAATTTGAGCGCCGACATCATTGCCTCGGCCAGTCCGACACCCGTGAGCAACAACACGAGCTTCACACTTCGTTCGGCAGACACCTCTCTCTGGACAGTGACCATCGACAACGATGGTTCCCTGACAGCTACCAAGCAATAACCATGAAACACCTTTTCTTCGCCCTCCTTCTCGTCGCCCCTTGCGCGGCCACCAGCTACGGCCAGACGATGAAGGCGCTCTCATACAATGCGAGCAATGGCGTTATTGCTTATAGCGGCACGAACACGCTGACATTTAATAACAGCGTCGGCCTTGCACAAGGTGATTATGTTATTGATTCTTCGGGTGCCGTGCTGTGGCAAGGAGACTTGGCCATTGAGGTTGATGGCCGAATGCTTTACGGGGCCTGGAATTTTGACCAGCCAGGGGCGGTTCGCACCAACCTCGGCCTCGGCGCGACCAACACACCGGCCTTTCGCGGCTTAGTCTCAGACGGCAACATCGTCATCACTAACCAATCGGCCACGAACAACGGGATTCTTTTCGTTTACCGCACCAACAACGAGCCGTTCCTCGGCCTCGCCAACCTCATCGCGTCAAACAACACGACGATCAGCAACGAAACGCTTTTTCGCGTAGGCACAGCAGAGGCGACTAACCGAAGCGCGCAATTCGGATTCCGCAGCACCAACACCAACGGCAGCGGTGTGGCCGTGTTCAGCGTGTTTGGTTTTAATGCCCTGATGATGGTCGGAGCGGACGCCTCGACCAACGCCGTGATCTTTAGCGGCGGAGGCACGAATAACGAGGTGATGACCCTTATCCGCAACGGAGCCACGGAGTTTGCCCGCCCGATTCGCTTTTCGACCAACGCCTCGACCCGCCCCGCGACCAACGCCCCGGCCAACACGACCAACGTGGCCGCGTGGGTCGAGTTTCGCATCGGCACTAATTCTTACCGCGCCCCGCTTTATCAATGATCCACGAGCTTTCAGATTTCTTTACCAGACCCGCCGTTGCCGTGGCCTCCTCACTCGGTAGCGTGATCGTCTCGCTGCTACCGCATTTAGAGACGAGCATGAGGCTCGGCACACTTTTTTGTGGCCTCGCCATCGCCGTGCTGGCCTTGGGCAAAGCCTGGAGGGACAGAAACAAATGAGCGCCTGCGCGTGCGGCAACAGCTACGATCTTTGCATTCAGCAAGGCGCAACCTTTCGGCGCGTCATCACATGGAAGGCGGACGGCGCTCTCGTGAATCTGACGGGCTACACCGCCCGGATGCAGATCCGCGCCACGGCAGAGGCCGCGTCTTCGCTCATTGAGCTCACCAACGCTAACGGGCGCATTGCCTTGGGCGGCGCGGCAGGGACGATTACCCTCACCATTGCCGCCACAGACACCGCCGCCCTGACAGCGGGCCGCGCTGTTTACGACCTTGAGCTCGTCGCGCCTGACGGCACGGTCACTTGTCTGCTCGGCGGAGTGGTGACGATCCCGCGCAACATTACCCGCTAACATGGCCGACGAGATCATCATTGAAACGCGCGCGCCCGAAGTCATTGAAGTCGGCGTGCCGGGGCCAGTAGGGCCAGCGGGCACGGGGCTGGAGACGCTGACCGCCCCCGGCGACACGCTTTACCGAGGGCAAACTACGGGCGAGCGGCTGCCCATTGGCAGCGCTGGACAGGTGCTCAAAGTGGTCAATGGTTTTCCTGCTTGGGCGGCGGAGTCGGGAGCCGTCACATCGGTTAATGGCGAAACGGGCGCAGTTTCCTTGAGCGCCGCCGACGTAGGTGCCGCCGCTGCCGCGCACACCCACGATGGCACACAGGTCGAAATCGTTGCAGATGACGCCACTGGCCCCGTTTTAGCGGCTGGATTTAGCGAAGGCAGCGGCGTCAATGGCATTTATTGGCCCACGGACACAACGGCCAACGCTTTGTTAGTTTACAAGCTGAACCGAACCTACGGAATGTTTTTTGAGGCTGGCCGCTGGCACATTTACGAACTTGCGCCACTCAGCGCAAACATTGTTGTCAGTAGCGACTTAGACGACACGGATTACCCGCATCAATCAAACTGGCCGACAGGATCTGTAACAAAGGCGAGTCTTTCAAATTTTGGCGACAATGCGGCGCAGCAATTTCGTTTTGTTGGCGATAGTATGGCTGTGGCGGATGTCACCAATGCCGTCAGCACCTCCGACAGCCGCCTTTCCGACAGCCGCCAGCCCACGCTTCACGGATCGTCCCACCACACGGGCGGGACAGATGTTTTAGCTCCAAGCGACATTGGGGCACAGTCGCTGTTTGTCACTACAACAGACTTAATAACAGGAAGCGCCACAATCCCAACCACGAACCGCGCTTTGATTTATCAAGCGACAACGGTTTCATCGGTAACGGCAGACATTAGTTTGCCAAGTAGCGGGCATCAGTCTGGCGATGTGATTGTGGTGCGTTCGACGACTCCGTTTGCCAACGGAACAATTCTTACAATCAAATCTGGCACTGGCACAACGCTCGACACGCTCACAGCGGCAAATCAAGCGTTTAGATATACAGCGAACGGCACTGGGCCAAATGCGTGGCAAAAAGTTCTTGTCGATACCCACACCCACACAGGCGCACAAGTAAGTGTCGGCACCACCTCTGGCCTCCCGCTCAAAACAGGCACAGGCGGCGTAGTCGAAGCGGGTTCTTTCGGCACATCGGCAGGGACGTATTGCGAGGGGAATGATGCGCGGTTGAGTGATGCGAGGACGCCAAGCAGCACGTTGGCGCACGCCAGTTCACATTTCACAGGCGGCAGCGACCAGCTACAGGCCCATCAAATTCACGGGCAGACGATTTACAGTGTGGAAAGTTTGGTCATCACCACATCGGCGCAGATCAATCTCACTGCCGCCCGCGCCAAGATTTACGATGTAGTGCAGTTTGCGGGCACGGCAGTTGATGTGAAGCTTCCATCTACGGGAGCTTTAGAAGGCGACACGTTTGTGTTCCGCTGGGGAACGGGCAGCAACTCTATCAACATCATTGATTCAACATCGCCCGCAACTATCGGCACCGTTTCAAGCGGTCAGCAAAGGCGGTTCATTCGTGCGGCCACAGATAGCTGGAGCATAATCCCCGTCGATACCCACGCCGCAAGGCACGCCGCAGCGGGAAGCGATCCTGTGTTCGACCAAGATTTGAACACAACGGACGATGTTGAATTTGCATCCGTGTTTTCAAACAATATCACTGGATACAAATGGCAAAGTGAGTCTGAAAACGCCGACATTTTATTTGACGACAACATCATCTCTCTTAACGCAGATGGGTTTACTTTTGGTGGAACGGCAGCTTTAGCCTCCAGCGGCTCCATCACCACCAGCGGCCTCACGCAATCCACCGCCCGCATCCTCGGAAGAACGACAGCCAGCACAGGGGCCGTCGAGGAGATCTCCATCGGCTCGGGCCTTTCGCTTTCGGCGGGGCAGCTTTCGGCAACGTCATCGGGCGGGATCTCCGCAGTCGGCGCAAGCGCCGCCGATGTGTTCAGCGTGTCGGGCGGCACTGATCTGGTTGCCGATGACGGCGGCACCATCGACTCCGCAGACCCTTTCATCAAATGGGACGATACGGCTGGCAAACTTGTCTACGCCAACCCGCTCTCGCGGCCTACAGGCGCTTTTTATGTCGGGCTGGCTCCAACTACCACGGCGCTAGGCACTAATGCAGTTAATGTTCAAGCAGCGCGAACGGCGGCTACTCGCGTTGCTTCTGGCTCGTCTTCCGTTTGTATCGGCAACGCAACAGCATCGGGTTCTGATGCCATTGCTATAGGAATTAACGCAAGTGCTTCTGGGGGCCAATCTTGTGGCATTGGACGCAGTGCCAACGCAACAGGAGCAAACTGCTACGCTATAGGAGATTTTAACAATGCAACAGGTTCAGACAATTCTATCGCTGTAGGAGTTGGTTGCACCTCTAATGCTCAACGAGCCGTTTCTTTAGGCGCAACATTAACCGCAAGCGGGGCACGATCTTTGTGCGTTGGCAATCAAGCAACTGCCAGCGCATTAGAATCAATTCGCATCGGTGACGGCGGAACTACTTCGGGCATCCGCGCCGTTGGCATTGGAGACGATATAAGCGCATCCCTCCGTGCTGAATTTTTAACAGGCCCATTTGGAGCCGTCTATTGGGGTGGGCAAACCACGGATGGCACGGCGAATGTGGAACTCAACTTGGATGCCACGGCAACGAACCGCATGGTCATTGCTGCCAACACCGCCGTCATTGCCGACATTTTTCTGATCGCCCGCCGCACCGACAACACCAAGTTTCTATCGGCCCGCCGTTGGGTTGCCATCCGCCGAGACGGATCAAACAATACAGCACTCATTGGCGCGGTGCAGACAATCGGAACAGACCAGAGCGAAGGTTCCCCGACTTGGACATTTACCATCGACGCCGACGATACGGCCTCCGTGGAGTCGCTGCGCGTTCGCGTGACTGGCGCTGCATCCGAGACAGTGAACTGGCGTGTGTGCGCGATTTACCGAGTGGTTGCCTAATATGAACTCAGAAGAAATCTACACAGTCCTCCTTGATGTGCCGCGCCAGATAGACGGCAAAACATGGCACGGCCTGTCCTACCAGCTATCCCGCGACGAGAGCGGCAAGATCGAAGTGCGCGAGCATGGCTGGCCGACGAAGCTGACTATTTACGAAGCTGACGGCCCCGAACTAGAAGACTTGGACGAGGCCACGGTGAAAGCCGCCATCGAAGCCGCGCTGCCTGTGGATGAGGGCTATGTGATTCCGCCGCCGCCTGTGCCGTATGTGGAGACGTTCACGGCAGAGCAAGTGGTCGCCAAGTATTTCTCGGCCTACCAAATCGCCGCCTTGTCCCGACTTGAGATGGCCCTCATGCAAGCAGGCAAGCCCCTCGGTGTGAAGATGACCGCCTGCAAGCAATGGCTGGAGGGCGTGATGCTTGGCTGGGCGATGAACCCAACTCCCGCGCCTGCGGCCAGCTTTGGAAGCCCTTCGGGTGGAGTGACGTTTGAGCAGGCCAGCGCGGAGGCTGTCACCGATCTCGCCGGGTAGGCTTTGACACCCCGGCGAGGGCATGAACTACCTCGTTGCGCGACTCAAAGAGAAGTCCACTTATTCTGGCCTCTTGGCCCTGCTTTCCGCCCTCGGTCTGGCCGTCGATCCCGAACAGTTTTCGGCCATCGCCGCCGCCGTGATGGCCTTGGTCGGAGTCTTTGAAGTCTTTCGCCGGGAGAGCAAGTAATGCGCGCCGTCATGTTGGCGCTGGCCGCGCTGGCCCTCTGCGGCTGCGCGGGAACCAAGTTCAACCTCGGCTACGACTTCAACGCGAAGAAGTTTTTTGCCGAGATCGAGCAGCCGTTAAGCGGCTACAAAAAGTGAACCCGCTCAAATGGTTCAGTCACTTATTCGCGGCCTTGCGAAATGGCCCACCGTCGATCTCGCCGAACTCCTCCTTGCCATCAAAACCATCCTCGATAAGCGAGCCAAAGAAGCCGAGCGCGCCACCAAAAAGCGCCCCAAGCACAAAGGCGAAAAGCCCTAAGAGCTACTCGGAGAAACTGCTCAACACGCCCAACGTGTCGCAGGGGCGGCGGATTGCTCCAAAGGCCATCGTCCTGCATCACACGTCGGGCAGCTACGCGGGAAGCGTGGCGTGGTGCATGAACCCGGCGAGCCGCGTGAGCTATCACGCTATCGTGGCAAAGGACGGACGGCGCTCCACCTTGGCCGATCCCAACGAGAAAACTTGGCACGCGGGGGTTTCGTCATGGCGTGGCAAGCGTGACTTGAACTCGTGGAGCATTGGCGCGGCTTTCGAGGGCGACACCTACAAGCGGCCACTTGGGGAGGACGAGATGGCGAGCATGGCCGAATATCTTGCGCCGTTAATGAGGCGGTATCGGCTGACGGTTGATGACGTTACCGACCACCGCACCGTTTCGCCGGGGCGCAAAGACGATTTGAACCCAACGGAATTTGCGCGATTCAAAGCATACCTTGGCGGGGTGCCGTAAAAAGCACCGTATGGTGTATCGAGTCGCGGCCCGATGCGGGTTCAATGCCCGGCCCCGCCCACTTTGTGTAAACTGAGCGGGGTTTTACTAAACAAAACGGGCAAAACCTTTAATGGGGTGGAGGCAACGCGTCGAAGGCATCGACACATCCCGGCAACGTGTCGAAGATTTAGCGATTCATCGCCAAGTCAGCCAAAGGAAACCGAGGTTCGCCAGGGCATACCCGCCGAACGCCACGGCCATCGGCCCGTTGCCGTCGCGGAGGAACCCTGCCGCCGTGAGGACGTAGAGCAGGGTTGAAGCGAGCAAGGGCCAGAAGGTCACGACGCCTTGTGCTTTCCGATGGAAATCTTGCCGTCGCAAAACTGGTTTGCCACCCAAGCCGTGACCACCGAAACGATCCGCTCGTGATCGCGCACATGGGTTTCGTCCACGCAAGGCATGGTCACATGGGCAATTTCATGCGCGACAATGCCGAGCAAATTGCCCGCCACGGCATTCGGGTGGAGATAGACCGTCCTGCGTTTGTAATGCGTAATGCCCTCGCAAAGCTCTTTGGCTGGCGGGCGAGCCACAACCACCTTCCACCATTCGCCATCAACCTTGAAGCGCAGCGTGGGGCGGGGCTTCTTGCGCCTGCGTGGGGCTTTGGCGGGCTTTTTCATTTGAGCTTGTAGTGCCGCAGCGCCAAAACCCTCTGGCCGCACTGAACGCGAAACATCGCCGTCTCGCATCGGCCTTGTTCGGCGGCTTTGCGGATGAGCTTCGCCATGTGGCTTTCGCTTTTTCCGAGTAGGGCGGCGATTTCGCTCATGCGGAGCCAACCCGGCGGCACCTCGTCGGTGGCGGCTTGCGTGGATAGGGCCGCGCACCACTTGGCGAGGTCGGGATCGAAGGAGGGGGGCAAATTGCCGCCCCCCTTTTTGGTTGAGAGCCGCGACTTCATAGCGGGAGCCTGTAATGGGGGGAAAGCGTGACGAGGTTAACCGTGCAGGCCGTGTCGCAGTATTCGCCGTAAGCAAAGCCATGCCGCCATGCCAAGGTCTGCCGCCGTCCTGCGGCATACTCCATATCGAGGCGGGCCAAGCACCCGATGTTGTAGCCAATGGCGTCGGCATGGGTGCGGGCGGGCTCCATCGCCACGCGGTGCGTGTGGCCGAACACACAATGCGCGCCGATAGTTTCCGCCGTGTCGCGGGCCGCGCTGACGTTAAACAAAGCGCCGTGCAAAAAGGCCGTGCCGCCCAGATAGCGCACCGAGTCGCGGGCCATGCCGCGATAGGGGATGATCTCGGTTTTGTATTTGGCGAGATTGTCGTGGATCTTTGCCATGACCGCGCCGGCGGCATAGGCCACGACCTGATTGGCGCTATGGGTCAGGGCAACGGCACGGGCCTCGTGGTTGCCGTGGAAATACATGGTTGGCCGCATCTCGTGGAGGAACGACAACCCGGCAAGCAAATCGTCCATGAGAGACTCGGCGCGGTCGGGGTCATCGGGATCACGCCGAGCGCCAGCGCGGAGACAGGCGAGGTCAATGGCGTCGCCAAGGTGGATGCGTTGGTGCGGGTTGTAGCGATCGAGGAAGGTCAGGAACGCTTCGCGGGCCTTCGGGTCGATATCGGAACCGTGGGAGCAAGTCGCCGCCGCATACTTCTTCCACTTTCGTGTGATGTTCGCCACGCATGGCCGTGGCGGGTGTCAAGGCGTGGAGCTATGACGCGGGGTTAGGGGTCAAAAATGGGACAGGATTTGACCCCGAATTTACGCCATGTTGGCAATCGTTGGCAGATCCAGAGCAAATCCTTGATACCCAAATGCATACACTCATTTGCAAGTCGAGCGTTAGACAATTTCCTGCAAAAACTTGACTTATGGCGCGCGAGGCGTCTTGATTGCCGTATGCCACTTTGCCCGCATTGCGGCCAACAAATGCCCCACAAAGAGGTTCCAGAGTGGGCCAAGGATCACGAAAAACTAGGGGAGGTGAGGGGGCGAATCGCCCGGATGCTTCGGGAGCCCGACCCGTTGGCCGGGCTTCCGGCCCAAGCAAAAAGGGCGCTGGCCTCTGTAGGGGCGGACGCGCCAGAGAAGATCGCCCGCGCTCTGCAATATCGGCTGCTCACCCGGAAAACCAAAGGCGTGGGCGACCGCACTTACCGTCGCATTGAAAAATGGCTGGAGGGCAGGGGGCTGGTGCGAGTTTCCGAGGACGAAAATTTTTTTTGGGCCGGGTCAAAAAAACATTTGACGTAAGACGAGTGTGCGTGTATGACGGCTCATGAACAACACGCCAACCCCAATGGAAACCAACAACACGCCTAGTAATAACGCGAAAAAAGAGCGAAGCCCCGAACACGCCGTGCTTTGCATTTCGCTCCCTCGCATCATGAAAAACGCTATCGTTCGCCGCGCCCGTCAGCGCGACATGAACGTATCGACCATGCTCCGCGATTGGCTTTTGCCTACGCTGCAAGACCGCGACGAGCAATTCGCCGCCGAATGGGAGCGCCGCATGAGCCGCATCAAATACTAAACGCCCGTCATACCCCACTTTATGCCCGTAATACACCACCAAAACAGTCAGGCCGCTGAAGTTGAGCGGGTAGCCCACACGGATCATACGGCGTTGCAAACGCCCATGATGCAATTATCCATGACATATAGAGGATTGGCCGTTTCTTGCGAGGCGAGCGAGGAATTGATGTCTTGGATGGACGCAAAGTGCGAGGAATTAGGCGCTTGCCCATTGTCGTTTCTTTTGGGTTGCGCTGAGTTTGTCAGGGACATGGAGTAATGAAGCGTATTATTGCCAAAGACGCGCAAGCACAGGTGCTGCAGCCAATGACAATTCGACTGCAGCCAAACGTAGTGAGCGAGGCCCGCGAGCGTGGTGAGCACGTTCGCGGTGGAGCGAGTGCCGTTATTCGTTCTTGGATACTCGCCGGGCGCGGACTTGGCAAGACAGGCAAAAATTTTGCGCGTGAATGTATGACGCGCCAATAACCAACAACCCACAAAAAACACACAAACATGGAACCACTAACCGTAATCCTCATCACCATCGGAGCCGCATCCCTTGTCGGCATGGCATGGCTTGGCGGCTATCAACTCGGACTGAGCAACGGCCAACGCACACCGCGCCGCCCAACCGTGGCCGAACTCGTCAACGAGCTAACGCCGCGCAAGCCCAAGGCCGCAAAGAACCGCCGCAAGGCCGCAAGAAAGGCGGTGCGCGCGTGAGTATCCGCCCGGCCATCATCGACCGCCAAGGCGAGCGGCCCTGCATCCCGAACTTTTACGCCGTGGCCAAGCGGATGGCTGACGGCCACGTCCCGACATTGGCAGAGCGCATTGCCAAGGCATTGGCCCAACTCCGCAAACGTCTCGCCCAATGAACACGGAACCCCCCGAACAGGCCATCGGCGCAATGCTCGTCCTCACTGCGATCGCCGTGTTGCTGGTTGTGATTTGCGAAACGCTGGCGAACTGGCTGCAATGAAAAAAGGATTTCTCGGACGCATCTTGCCAAAGGGCTGGGGCCGAAAAGGCGCGCCCAAGGGCAACAACCGCGCAGCCGGGCGCAAGCAGGGGCGAGCGTTTAGCACGCGCTTTGACCGCATTGATGACGCTCCACCGCCGATGAACTTGCAGGGCGGGGAATATCTCCACGCGAATTGTGTCGTGCTTGCCGCTGCGGTATTTGCGCGGCCCTGGGCGAAAATGTGGGCGATGGACTTGCTGCCGACCGCTCGGATTCTTGATGCGAGGAGGCTTGAGAAATGAGTCACGAGATGGAGCAGGAAGACTTTGTGCGCGCCAAAGATGCCGAGATCGGCGCGCTGCGGGAGGAGTTGCAACGCTGTCGCCTCATCATCGAGCGATTGGAGAACGAGATCAGCGAGCTTTACACGGCGGCGAAGCGCGCAACCAAGGAAAACCTTGAGCTTCGCAAGCAGTTGCAATCGTGGGCCGACGAGGCCGATGCGGAGATTCAGTTGGCAAAGCTGCGGCGTCAGGAACTGGAGGCTTGCGAGCTATGAATTTGTCCACAGGACAAGCGGCGTCTCGAAGGGGAGACAACAACAACAGCGGGGGCGGTGGTGCCTTGCGCGGCACGTTTGATGCCGCCCCCGCTAATTCCCTGACCGTGGGCGCTGTGGGCTTCGGGCCGACGTGGCAAGACGATGAGCCAACGCTGCGCGAGCTTTACGATGTCGCCTGCGCGTCCATCGTGCGGCTGGAGCAAGAGGCCGAAGAGGCGCGGGCCACGCTCGCCACTTGGGAAGTTGAGCGCGGCATCTTGGTGCGGGAGTTGGAGCGTCTGCGCGAAATGGTGGCCGACGAACGCGCACGCGACGAAGCCTGCCGCGAGTCGTGCCGGGACAAGGCAGCGGCGGATGGAGGCTGGGCCAACATATGAGCCGCGAGATCCATTACTGCCGCTGCGGGCAAAGCATTTTTGGCGATATGATTGATTGCGGCGATTGCGCGGAGAGCGTGGACAACGTGGTTGTTGGCGTTGATCCCGGCACGGACAAGTCGGCGTTCGCCATTTTCGACGGGCGCGAAGTCATTAGCCACGGCATCTACGAGAACGAGCATTTTTTGAGCCACGGCCTGTGGGCTCGCCGCCATGTGTTTTGCGAGATGATCGCCAGCTACGGCATGGCCGTTGGTGCATCAGTGTTTGAGACGTGCGTGTGGATCGGTCGCTTCGTCCAGACCGCCAGCGTGAGCGGCGGCAACGTCACGCGAGTCTTTCGCAAGGACGTGAAGCTCCACCTTTGCAATTCGCCACGCGCTAAAGACGGCAACGTGCGTCAGGCATTGATTGACCGAGTCGGGCCGCAGGGGACGAAGAAAAACCAAGGCCCGACTTACGGCATCAAAAGCCACGAGTGGGCCGCTCTCGCGGTGGCGGTCTACGGCTGGGATCAGATTTTCGGACGGCAAACCAACAACGGAGTGCCGCCCGCATGACCAAAACCAAGACGGGCCGAGCGCGCTAACGCTCGACCCGCAATTGAACACACACCAATGGATACGAACCAGTTAGTAGTGTCAAACGGCACACAACACCAAGTGGCGCACCAGCGTCAAGCAACGGAAATTGCGGCGATCTGTAAGGACATCGTCACCAAGACGGCGCAAAACATACAGGGACGCAAATACGTCCGCGTCGAAGGCTGGCAGAGCATTGCCAACGCTTACGGATGCGTGGCCTCGGCCAAGGATGTCGAGCGCGTTGAGACGGGCTTCCGCGCCATCGGCCAAGTTCGCCGCATGGACACTGGGGCCGTCATTTGCGAGGCCGAGGGCTTTGTGGGCGATGACGAGCGCACATGGTCAAAGCGCGACGAATACGCAAAGCGCGCAATGGCACAGACCCGCGCCATCAGCCGCGCCTGCCGCAGCGCCTTTGCTTTCATTGTGACTTACATGGACGCGGGGCTGGAAACCACGCCCGCCGAGGAGGTGCCGCAGGATGGCTTTGCCGCGTTGCACCCGGTCAGCTACGAGGCGCCACACCCAACCACTAACGCTTTCGCCGCATCGCGCGCGCAGAGCAAACCCGCGCCGCGCATGGCGGACGAGGATGTGATTGACGTTGAGCCCGTCCGTGTAAAGCGCGAGGTTCTGCGCGAGACAGCACCCATCCGCAAAAAACAACCCGTGGCCGCGATGGAAGACGGCGCGGATTGGCAGACCGCGCGCTTCATCAAAGGCAATCGCCAAGACAAGACATCGAAGGCGGGCAAGAACTACACGCAGTGGGGTGCGTTTGTGGAAATCGAAGGCGCAGAGAAGGCCGAATGGCTGAACACCATTGACCGAGACTTAGGCGAAACCGTGGACGCGCTGGAAAACGGCGAAACCGTGCTGCTGCAAGTGAAGGTCGATGACTACGGGCGCAAGCTCGCGGCGATCCGCACGGCAGATGTGCCGACGAAGGCCGAGGAGAAGGCTGCGGACAAAGACATTGAGTGGGGAACCAAGCAGGACGATTCGGATTCTGTCCCTTTCTGAGCCATGACCACGCCCAACCTCACAGGCATCCATTACCAAATGGACGAGAAAGAATACCGCATGGCCCCGGCCATCGCGGGCAGTGACGCAAAGCACATCCTGCCGCCTAAGACACCCGCGCACTACGCGGCGCACATGGCGGGAGAAACCAAGCGCGAGCAGTCGCGCGCCATGCTCATGGGAACGCTGTGCCATCTGGCCGTGCTGGAACCCGCCAAGCTCGACGCGGCTTTTATCGAGAAGCCGCAGGGCATGGACTTCCGCACCGCTCCGGGCAAAGACTTCAAGGCTAAGGCGGGCACCACGCCAATCCTCGACGCCGACGAGGCGCGTGCCGTGCGGGGAATCCGCGACTCAATCGCCGCGCATGATGCGGCGAGCGAGCTATTGGCAGGCACGAAAAGCGAAGTGTCGCTCTTCGCCGAGCATCGCACAGGATTGTGGCTCAAAGGCCGCATCGACGCGCTGCGCGACGGCATTATTTGCGACGTGAAGACCACGAGCGCCGGGGCGGATGCGAACGCATTTGCGCGGCAATGCTTCGCGCTGAACTACCACGTCAGCGCGGCATGGTATGTGTCGCTTTGCGCGCTCAACGGCTTGCCGACGCCGAAGTTCCACTGGATCGCGGTGGAGACTGCCGCGCCGTATGCCGTGGCCGTCTACGAGATCGACGTTCGTGCGTTGCAGCTTGGCATGACGGTGATGCAGGACGCGCTGGCTCTCATTGCCCGCTGCGAGGACGAGGGCCATTGGCCCGGCTATGGCGACGAGGTGCAGACGCTCAACTTGCCGCCGTGGGCTTACAAGGGAAGCGAGGTGGCGGCGTGAGCGAGACACCCGAAACAGAAACGCCCGAAACAAACGCGCAAATCTACGAGCGCAGGACGATCTGCCGAGTTGGCGGCATCCAAGAAGTCGTAGAGCTTGTGGACGCGGAAGTTGCCCGCAAGCTGGAACGCGACAGAGACAAGTGGAAGGCGGACTTCTGCGAAGTGTCGCGGCAAGGCGGTAATCTGCGGTTCGCGCTGCATAAAATTGCCGATGCGGTCAGATACGGGTTTAGGCATGGGAAGGGGGCCGCATGAGCGTCACATACGTTGAAAAGAAGGGTTGGCCCGGAACCAAAGAAGCGCAATGGGGAGTTCCCGATTGGCTGTTGGAGCGCCTTGGGCTGCCCGAAACCACGGAGCGCGTGGTGCTGATCGCCAGCAACACAAACTGGATGAAGGTCAGCGCCAAGTTTTACCCGCTGCATCCGAAGAAAGGGGCGCGCAAATGACCTGGCAACCAGAACTCTGGGGCAACTACTCGACCAACGTGGCCGAGGCCGACGAGGCCGAGAAGCGGCACCAAAAACCAACCCAAGCAGGCCGCATCCTCGCGTATTTACGCGCAGGCAACCGCATCACGGCCATTGAGGCGCTGGAGTCCTTCGGGTGCTTCCGCTTGGCCGCTCGCATCCACGAACTGCGGCGGGATGGGTGGCAGATAGAGGAGCGCACCGTTGAGACGCGGGGCGGCAAACGAGTGGCGGAGTATTCGCTATGAGCGCACCGAGCAACTGGATACCCGCCGACAAGGAACTGCCGGGCAATATGCGCTGCGTTCTCGCCACGGACATGGAGTGCCATTTCATCGCCATTTACGAGGGCGACAAATGGATCTGCGCGACCACAAGCGACGAAATCGACAGCCATGTGACGCATTGGATGGAACTGCCGGAGGTGCCGGAATGAAGCGCAATCCCTGGCTGCCGCATCCCGACAAGCTGCTGTGGAACAACAACGGCACTTACTGGATGCGCTGGGCGCCATTCGATCCGAACAAGACGGAGCGGATGGCCTTCAACCTCAAGACGCACGACGTGAACGAGGCCCGGCGCAAGCGGGACGAGATCGTGGCGAATTGGAATCGTAAGGAGGCGGCGTGAGCACTTACAAACCCGACCCGTGCTGCGACCGCCCGGCCATCGCCACGATGGATCATTTCAAGGGCTATCTGCACGAGGCGCAGCGCATGGTCAATCGTTGCTGCATACGTTGCTGGGCGCACTGGTATGGGCCGGAGGGCGGCGAGGTGCGGCGGTATTCGCGGGCTGAGTGGGATGTGTGGGTGCGGGAAGTGGAGGGCCGCTGCTCAACCTATGAGGAGGGCCGCAATGACCTTTGACACGCAGCCAGCAGCAACCCGTCTGAAAGCGGGAAACAGCATGAGAAACGTCAACAACCAACCTTCAGATCCGTCGCCGTGGGCACTCATGCGCCTACTTTCAGCGGCGGCGGGTCTGAGGGTTTTTGTTTTTCAAGAATGACCAACCAACGAAAGAACATTGGTAAGCGGCTGCGCTTTTCCATCTTTGCCCGCGACAACTTCACTTGCCGTTACTGCGGCAGACAATCCGACCAAGTAACGCTGCAAATCGACCACATTGTCCCTGTCTGCGAGGGCGGCGGCAACGACGAGACAAACCTCGTGACGGCTTGCATCGACTGCAACCTTGGCAAAAGCGGAACGCCGATAAGCCAATCCGCGCCAAACGAATCCGACCGACTTCGCATGGCGCAGGAGATGCGCGAGCAAATGGAGGCCGCAGAGCGTGGCCGCATACTTGTCGAGGCGAGGCAACAGCGGCGCCAGAACCTCATTGATTTCTGGTGCGAGCAAAGCGGCAACGAGCGAATCCAAAACCTAACGCTAAATATCGTGTTTTCGTATGTGGAGCGATACGGCGAGGAGATCGTTTACCCGTGGATTGAAAAGGCCGCGCTCAAATGCGCCGGCAGCGATTTTCAAATGGGCCGATATGTGAGCGGCATCCGTCGATCATTCGAGGCCGAGCTTGAGGCGCAGGCCGTTGGCCGCGAACTCGCTCAAGCGCAAAAGGGGGCGCACTACGATGAAGATTGACCCCGGCTTTGTCAGCCACTGGAAGACGCAAATGCTGGTGGCGCGCTGCGGCGCAGAGGCGGCGCTTGGCTTGCTGCGGCTGTGGGGCAATGCCCAGATCAGCCGCGAGTGGAGCGGGCTGCGGCTATCGCCGCGCAAGCTGGCCTCAATGATGGGCTACAACGGCGATGCTGACGGATTGTGGCAAGCCATGACCGACAAGGACGCGGCATGGTTGGACGAGCAAGAGGACGGATCGTGGGACATTCACGGTTTTGAGGAACACCAGAAACAGGTCATCAAACTGTGGGCCAACGGCAAGAAAGGCGGAAGACCGCCAAAAGAAGCACCCCCCACACCCCCCGAAGAAAACAAAGAAGATACTCTTGCGCGTCCTCTTACCCCATTTGGAAACCAAGTGGTTTCATTTCAAAACCAAATGGTTTTTCAGACTCCGAGTTTGGAAGACGTGAAGCAGGCGGCTTTTATGATGGGAGCCAACCCAGAGCGAGCCGAAATATGGTTTCACGAGATGGAGGGGCGCGGCCATACCACCGATGGCTATTGGATTGGCAAGGACGGCCATGCGGTTCGTAACTGGCGCTCGGCATTAAAAGCGTGGGACGGCAAATGGGTTGCCAACGAGACAGCCAAGCACAACGGGAAGAACGGCCACAACGGCCACAACGGCCACGCCAAACCCGAATCGGTCTGGTCGCTACAGCAACGCATCGAAGCCGCGCAGAAGGAAGTGGATCGCATCTGCGCGAACCCAGCGAACAAGGAAGCCGTCCCTGACTCGTTCGACCGCAGGCTGCGGGCCGAGCCAATGGCGAAGGTGAAGGCGCTGAAGGCGAGCATTTCGGAAATGCGGCAGCGGTTGGCTGGGGTGGAGGTGGCGGCGTGAGTGAATCCCTGCGCGCTTATATCCAAAGCCGTGGCCTCGACGCCCTCTTGACGATGAACTTCCTGCAAGACAACGGCGTGATCTCCGACAATGCCGTGAGCGTGGCCGAGGTCGGAAACGGCGGCGAGTGTATTGGCTGGCTGGAAAAGCGCGACCAGAGGGCTTTGCGGGCGCGGGATGAGGCGAGGAGGGCGGCGTGAGCGAATCCAAGCACTACTTGCCCAACGGGGCCAAAGCGATTTACCCGACGCTGGCAAAAGCCATAACGGCCCGATGCAAGGTGGCACGGCAACGCGGTGATCGGTGGCGATCTCAGCTACGCATCTACCGTGTGGCGAAGGGCTGGTGCTTAACCAAAATGACGAAGGGACAACTACTGTGAATATCTCCAAACCCGAATGGAACGATTTGCTGACGCATTTGCCGGATAAAGAGCGGCAAGTTGTTTTGGAGCGGTTTTTCCACGGCAAAACCGTTGAAACGGTTGGCAAAATTCTTGGTGTGAGTGCAGAGCGGGCGCGACAAATACTCAAAAAAGCCCTGCACAGACTAAAAAAGCTGATTGAGGACAAGGCAGAGCGCCCAAGAAAACGCATCAGCTTGGCCGAAGGCTGGTTTGTGGACGTTAGCAAGGCTGGCGGGACGGCAAAATATGCGGCTTTTGCAAAGCGCATGAAGCGCCAGATTGGGGCGCAAAAACTTATCCGCGTGACACCCGACCCGACTTGGCCGGGGGCAATTACTTACTGGGGGCCAGTGAAAATCGTTATTGGGCGCAAAACAATCAAAGGCATCGCCCAAATAGAAGCCAAAGGAACGCACCTATGATTGACACGAAACGCGCGCAAATGCTCGGAGGCGACCCCGCAGACCGCAAAGAGGCGTCCTATTGGCCGACGCACGAGGATAGACCTGAAGACATCTGGGCCGACGAATGGCTGGAGATGTGCCGGGCCTCGGAGGTGAAGGTTTGCCCGGATGCTGTGACGCACGGCAAGGCGGCTCTGACCAAGACCCTCAAGACCAGCGACAAGGACGGGCACAGGCTGGCGCAGCGGGAGGCCATTGTGCGCTTTCTTCAGCAAGCGCGGGAAGTGTCGGCGTGTCCCGATCTGCAATACTTCGTCGCTACCTGGCAGGCGGCTTTTGAGCTTGAAGACAAAGACGAGGACAAGACGCAGACCAGCATTGCCAAGCAATTCGGCGTCACGCGGGCGGCTGTGAGCAAAAGAGTCGTGGAGATACGGAAGGCGGCTAACCCGGCGACCATTGCCCGAAGCCAAAAAAGCATCGAGGCCAGAAAGACTTATGCGTTGCGCCAACTAATCGTTGGTCAGACGCGAACCAAGATAAACCTAACAACAACACAGAAGGAGACGGCAGACATATGGGCACAGAACTAACAACAGCAGTCAGCGTGGAGCAGTTGCGCGCATTGGCCGAACGCATACGCGAGGCCAAGGTTAGTGCAATCAAGGAAATGAAGGCGGCCATTGAGGCCATGCACGAGGAGGGCACGCTCTTGGTGCAGGCAGAGATGGAGTTGGGCGCGGCCTTTGATGGTTGGGTGGACGGGCTGGCCGATCATGGCGTTGACCCGATGCAGGCGCGCTATTGCATGAAGATCGCTAAGAAGCACAAAGAGGTGAAGAGCCTGTTTGCTGATCCGAGTGCAGCCAAGCAGATGGTGCTTCAGAACTTTGCCCCACCGTCAGCGCCTAAGGCTGAGACTGAGCGGGTGGCTGACGTGCCTGCTTACACGATCACGGTGCGGTTCAATATTGATCCGATGGATGCGGCGTTTCCAAGGGCGCGGTTCTTGGCTGAACCTCAGGTGCGGTCGTTGATACAGGCGGTGCAGGATTTGGAACAGGGATAGTTCGGCATTTGACCGCACTCTTGACCTATCGAAAATAGGCGCATGAGGGTAACGAGACAGCGTTATGAGGCGCTTGAGCCGTGCCTTATGTGCCATTTCTCGATTGGCCTGCCTAACGCATGGGCGGCAAAACTGTTGGCAACACAGAAGACATGGCCGGGCAAGGTAAGGCGCAGGCGGGGATTGCCTGTGCCGAGTAGGGCAGAAGCGAACAGACAAACGGCTGTAAGGGCGGGCAATGCTCAACCAGAAACGTGGGGCAAGCGCAGACCAGACACAGTGCAGGCTTGGCAAGAGTGGGCGTTTAAGTCTGAGCAATATCAATGGGCGCGCAAACAATCGGTGGCCTGTTGGTCAAAGCATCAAGATGTTAAAAAACAAATTGCACTCTTAGATTATTACCGCAACCACGAAACAAGAAAGGCTGAGATGGCCGAACGAACGAGGAAGCGTTACCATCAATACAAGCATACACCTGAGTTTCGTATGAGGCACGTTATGCGAAACGTAATTGCTCGCATCGCCCGGAAAACCAAATCAAAGAAAAGCAGGAAAACCAACGAATACTTAGGCTGCACGTTTCAAGAGGCGCGCGGATGGATTGAGAGACAATTCAAGCGCGGGATGCGTTGGGACAATCACGGCGAGTGGGAGATACATCACAAGATCCCGTTGGCCGAATGGGATTTGACCGATCCTCAACAGATGGTGAGGGCAACGCATTTCACCAATCTTCAACCGCTGTGGAAGCACGAAAACAGAAGCATCGGCGCGCGATTGATTGGTCAACACCAGATGGCGCTGCTGTAAGTGCCTGCCCCCCAAGGCTTCGGGGTCCCGCGCTACTGCGTCGCAAGTGCCCGAACCAGAGATCGGAA